AGTAGATAAACTGATAGAGCTCAATGATATCTGCGTGGTGCTGGCACATCACACTGGTAAGGAAAGGGCAGATGACAAGTCGTTTATGTCGGCACGAGGTGGCTCAGTCTTTACCGGGTGGTTCGACTCCGGTATTAAACTGGCAGGAGAGAAGCCCAACGTCCAGTTCTATTATGAAGCTCGTAATGCCAAAGACCCTGATGAACACATGGCCTCGTTTGATTTCAACCTTGGTGTCTGGGAAATCTCTGATCTAGGTAAGCGCATGACAAGGGAGATATCTCCAGAAGATGAGGTGGCGATTGCACAACTGGTCCATAAGGGCATGGAAGTTAATAAGTATTACAAGCGTAATGAGATGGAGTTGATAGCTAAGACACAACTCAGAAGGCACAACAAAAGCAATGGCAATAAAGCGTGTCAGAGAGCAGTAAGTTATGTCCAGAAACATATGAGTGATAAAGTATTAACATTCAGTAGGCCTGGTGTGGCCATGTGGCACTACCGTGCAGAGAACACAACGGCCAAGCCGTGGGAGATAGATCAATAAATTAGGAGACAGAGCATGGGATTTTTTAAAGATTGGATAGGCAAGTTTTTTGGTTCGCAGCATGACTCTTTTGCAAACAAGACTGCCAAAGTGATTGAGAAGGTGAAGGTCAGAGCTCGTGATGCGAAGGGTAGGTTTATCAAGGATGATCCAAGCACCCCAGAAAACGAAGCGTGGACAGAGAAAGAGAGAGAGTATCCAGGCAGAGAGTGATGGTTAAACTCTATTTGTTTACGATGAGTTTCTATACGTTGCTGGCATCCTACGACACGATGATGGAATGCACACGAGCAGCGTCATTGATTCACGAAGACTATCGGTATGACCCGACAATCAAGTTCTCTCTCTATTGCATGAGGGTAGAGATAGACGAAGAAGAGTTGTTGACAAAAGGGAGAGTGGTGCAATGGCAAGGAAAGTGATAGAGCAGCAGTATATTTATAAGGCGGAGGTAGATCGGGTGGTCGATGGTGACACAGTGGATGTCCTCCTTGATCTGTCATTCGGTGTCTACCGGAAGGTCAGGATCAGAGCCAATGGCATAGATACTCCAGAGTCCAGGACTCGCAACAAAGCAGAGAAGGTATTGGGACTCGCTGCGAAGAAAAGAATGAAAGAGTTATGTGGCAAGGCGATCTATGTAGAGTCGCTCAATGGCGGCAAGCTAGATAAGTATGGGCGGTTACTGGCTAATATGTTTACTCACGATGAATATAATAAGGTCATCTCAGGTAGAAAAAGGCAAGACATCTGCAAGACTCTCATCGAGGAGGGGCATGCAGTCAAATATGATGGTGGTAAGAAGAAGCATGTCTGGGCGTGATGATGATATCAACCCCTCGCACTATCGGTCAGGGTCGATTGAGTGCATTGATTCAATCAAAGCAAGCATGTCGAGAGAGGCATTCCATGGGTATCTCAAGGGCTCTGTCATGAAATACTTGTGGCGTTACGAGGACAAACACAGAGATCAGCAGGGTGGGGTTGTTACAGACCTAGAGAAATGCCGTTGGTTTTTGAATAGGTTGATTGATGAAAATAAAAATTGAGTTGGATACAGAAAACATTGATGACCGAAACATGATTAATCGGTGGATGAATATACTGGAAGACAGTCAGGAGAGAGACATTGTTCAAGAACATTATGAAGAGAACGAGGGAGCAGATACTCAAGGAGAAGCGTGATCCTTGTGTCATTTGTGGTACGACAGACCCTGAGAAGTTTAGTGCTAGGATCATGCAAAGCAGCATGTGTGTGGTGTGTAATCGTAGCCCTAATGAAACTATCAGGAACGCTCGATTTGTTTACGAGGGCAACAAAGCAAATGAGCTTTTTAATCATGCTCCAGATGCAAGCTGGGTGCATAAAGAGTTAAGAAGAATTGGTATCTATGTACCTGATTATCGTTGATCGTATGATCATTAACAAAACAGGGGTCGGCTCCGAAAGATGCAAACTAAGGAGAAAACATCCTCCAGAGCCTCCCCCAATTCAGGGGATTTAAATCATAGCAGGGGAACAAAACTTAAAAAAAAACCTGCTACGTTGAGAAGTATAGCAGGTGAAAATAAAAATAAAAGAGGGTCGTTCAGGGAGGTGGTTGAAAAATACTTAGGAGTGAAAGTTAAAGTAAATTCTAGGCAAAAGGTAGGGTCAAATAGGTAGGGTCAACGAAAAGCCGGGTCATGGTTTTGGAGGGTACAAAGTTGTTTAATATCAATAAGTTAGGGGTAGGGTCAGTAGGGTCAGGCTTGACCTAGGTTGACTTGGGTTGACCCATGCTCTGCAGCCCTTTAAAAATGGGGTGGGTCAATGGGTCAGTAGGGTCATCCCTAAAGGGAGAGAAATATATATACATATTCTCTACCGCAACTCCTTTAGGTTAGGGGGAAAAAAATTTTTAGTGAGTGTGAGAGGTAGCAATGAGTAACATGTTATTTGAGCAGGAAGAATTTGCGAAGAGAGGGTTGGCAAAAAGAAAACAATTGTCTCCAAAGCAAGAGAAGTTTGCGCAGTTGTTTGTGAATGGAGATCTGACGAAGAAGGAGTGTGCAATCCGGGCAGGATATAAAAATCCAAGCGTGAGCTCTTCTAATCTTTTGCATCATGTGAATTATAAACATGTTCAGGAACGGATCGCTGAGTTAACTGAAGCTACCCAGTTGAGGTATGGGATTACCTTTGAGAAAACAGCGAGGGATTTGAAGATGATCAGGGATGCAGCACTGGAGGATGGTGCATACGGACCTGCGATTACTGCAGAGGTTGCAAGAGCCAAGCTTGCAGGCTTGATGGTTGATAAGAAGGAGATCAAGACAGGGAAGATTGATCAGATGGATCGAGGGGAAGTTGAATCCAGGCTTCGCAGCTTGATTGAAAAGCATGGACTCAATGTGAATGCAACGGAGGATGTGGAAGATGCGGAGTTTGAAGAGGTCATTGAGGAGGAGGAGATCGAAGATGATGATGGTTGATCATATTATTTTGTCCTCCAGGTCTCAGGTCTGAAGGTATGACGCTTGCGCTCTTTCTTTGTGACCCTTCGTTTGTTGTCAATTGATTGCTTGAGCTTGAACATGTAAGTCCGGTGAGCAGTCGAGCAATAGCGTTCACCCTTCATGTTGTTTGCGTTTGATATGAATGGTTTATCACACCAGTTGCAGACGTATGATTTTTGCTTATGGCTTTTGTGAAGGGTGGAGGAGTTGGGGCGTAGTCCGCCCCTCCCAGATTTGAATTTAAACTCTACCATTCAAAACCTCCCATGCCTTGGCGGCTGTTTGGGGGACGACTCCATTGCCCAAGAGCCTAAGTCTGTCCACCCGGTCGGTAATCCCATGAGCCATTCGACCCACGTTGGGTTCAAAGTTCCAGATGTCTGAGCCTTGTCCTCCGCAATCATCACCGCGTTCGGAAGCTGACCCATCTGCGCTCGTTTGCCCTGCGCTATTTTTTCTTTGGTTCTCTCCAAGCCATTCGCTCCCTTGTAATCTCTCGCTGCTGGTGTTGGCCATTGTCTCTTCGGGTTGTCCGACAAGCTGTCTTTCACTGCCGCTCCGGTGTTCCAACCATGGCCACCGTTCTCGTGGGAGGGTGCTACTCCTGTCCCCCCTGTCATCGCTGTCGGGGTCGGCCATAGCTCCTTCTTGACCGCTGTCTCCAGTCCATCCCCACTGTTCTGACTTACTCCCTTGCGATTGTAGTTGCCGTGAAGAGTCGGAGTTGGCCAGAGACCTTTCTCTATTCCCTTCACCATGACTTGAAGTGATGTCGGTTTGTGCCGTGGACCTCCCTTCATGTTCGCTTTCATTCTCATGTGCGCTTCTGGAGACTTGTTGTCGTCCTGCGCCACTGGAGTTGGCCAGTATGAAGATGCGTTTTCTCTGGTGAGGTGCGCCAACCTCCTCCGCTGAGAATACTCCCCACGTTGAATTGTAACCTGCGCCTTCCAAGTCTTGGAGGACTGATTCGAGTCCTCTGTTGATGTGTCCTTCGACGTTCTCGAAGAAGCACTGAGAAGGTCTAATTGTTCGTACATGGTTGAGAATGTAGGGGAAGAGGTGTCGGGGATCGTCAAAGGCTTGCGCTCTTCCTGCCACGCTAAACGGTTGGCACGGATACCCTCCAGTGATGATGTCAACGCTGTCTCGAAAGAGGTGTGATGGGAAGGTTTTAAGATCCGTGTAGATAGGAGCCGGAACCAACTCACCCTGCTCCATCTTTGCGACCAAGTTCCCAATGGCGAAGGCTTCGATCTCCACATAAGCGATGACTCTATGTTCAATCCCTGCAAGCTCAAGTCCTCTTTCGATTCCACCGTATCCAGAACAGAAGCTGATGACGGTCGGTAGTTGTTTGGAATTATCCACATTAATCTTCCTCCCCAATGATTTTGAATCCTAAGTCTCTTACCTTCCCTATTTTTGTAACGATGTTTACATCTCCAGATGACTTTCTTACTGCCTCATACAGATTGTCTATCGGAGAGTATGAATGCCCTCCACCAAGATCGTCACATGAAATAATGAGTGTTACTTGTTGAAACTTTGTATCCATTTTAGTTCTCCTTAGTTTATGGTGAGCCA